AGGACACACCCACATGTGAGGGATGCCATTGATTATGCAAAAGGGGTTGTGTCTGGCGAGATACTCGCCGCCACCAATACAATTCTTGCGTGTCAACGGTTCTTGACTGAGCTTGAAGAAAAAGATTTCCCCTACAAAATGAATAAAGACCGGGCTGAGAGGTTTTGCGAATTCGCAGAACTCATGCCGCACGTAAAGGGGGAATGGGCCGGTAAGAATTTTGTCATGGAACCATGGCAAAGCTTTATTTATGTCAATCTCTTCGGTTGGGTGGACAGGAACGGTTTTAGGCGATTCAGGAAAGCGTTCATCTTTGTCACCCGTAAAATGGGGAAAACGTTCATGGTGGTCCCTATTGGCCTTGGGATGATGACAGTTGAGGCCGAGCCAGGGGCGGAAATCTATTGTGGAGCAATGAACGAAGCCCAGGCCAACGAGGTTTTTAGACCAGCCAAGGCCATGGCAAACAGGGCGGCGGGTTTCAAGGAGGCTTATGGAATCCAGGTTGCCGCTTCATCAATTTTCTGTGGCGATGGCCTTTCTTTTTTTCAGCGATTGATAGGTAAGCCTGGCGATGGGCAAAGCCCATATTGTGCAATCCACGATGAGTACCACCAGCATAATACATCTGAGCAGGTGGACGCAATGGACACCGGTATGGGTGCAAGAAAAGAGCCTTTACAGATCATAGTAACAACGGCAGGGAAGGACACATCAAGCCCATGTAAAGACCTTTATGATTATGCCGTCGATGTTTTGAAAGGCGTCTACAAGAACGATAAGTTTTTTGTCCAGATTTATGAATGTGACAAAGACGATGATTGGACGGACTGGAAATCATGGATTAAGGCCAATCCGAATCTTGGTGTGTCTGTTTCAGAAGAGTATTTGAGGGACAAGCTTAACGAGGCAATACAGCGGCCAAGTCAACAGAACATAATCCAGACAAAGCACTTGAACAGGTGGGTCAATGCTGGCGTTGGATGGCTAAACATTGTCAAATGGTCTGCAAACGCTCGTCCGGGGATAAAGCTTGAAGATTTCCGTGGTTGTAAGGCGTGGATCGGGATTGACCTTGCCAGCAAAATCGATCTTGCCGCCATGATGACTTTGATCTGGAAAGAAGGTTGCTGGTATTTATTCGGCAAGTATTATTTGCCAGAGGAAACGATAGAGCTTCCCGAAAACGCCCACTATCAAACGTGGGTACTTGAAGGCTTGATCACTGAAACACCTGGGGCAAGGATTGATTTTCATTACATGTATCGGGACCTTCTTGAATCAGACGAAGAGGAAGGAACAGAATGTATCTATGACATCTTGAGCGTTCAGGAAATCGTCTATGATCCGAGGGAAGCGGAATATGTGATCCAAGACATCCGGGAGGCTGTTTCGTGTCCAGTCGTTGAGTTGACGCAGAGTGCGGCCAATTTATCTGAGCCTATGAAGGAGTTTGAGGCCATCGTGAATGACGGGACACTGATTCACGATGGCGATAAGGTTTTACATTGGGCGGCAGGGAATGTTGTTTTGAAATCATTCGTGAATAAAATGTACTACCCTGCAAAGGAACAACCCAAAAACAAGATTGACCCGATTGTCGCCGCACTCATTGCCCTGGCAAGAGCAAAGGCCACAGTCGAGGATGATGAAGTTAAGGAGGGATTTGTAGCTCTATGATTAATCCATTCAAGAAAAGAGATAGCGAGATAGAGGCTCTACGGAAAGAGTTGACGGATCTCAAGAACGACATTTCTATCACGGACTCACAAGCGTTCAAGGAATTATTCCTTGGGATAGGTTCGTCATCGGCTGGCGTTATCAATGCTGATACGGTTATGAGGGCATCGGCTGTTTTTGCGTGTGTCAGGTTGATTTCTGGTGCGCTTGCATCTGCCCCCTTGCAGATATACCAAGAGGGTGACGATGGGGAGTTCACCAAAGAATATAATCACCCATATAAGAAAATCCTTGGTTTGTCGCCAAACGGACAGGCGACAGCGGCAACATTTTGGAAAACAATGGGGCAAAGTAAAATTCTCCAGGGCGATGCTTATGCGGCAATCGTCCGTGGAAAGAAAACTGGCCGACCCATTGGGCTCATGCAATTGCGTTGGCAACGTGTCAAAGTCTATCAGGCTTGGGAAATCGGGTTGTCCGATTCGATAGGGGTTGCCCCGGAAAGATTGTATTATGACGTATCATGGGACAACGGGACAAAGAGTCTTGTCGACCAGGACGATATGATTCACGTTCCAAACATCGGATGGAATGGCAAAAACGGCCTTTCGACCATTCAGGCAGGGGCAAGGGCGATGGGGCTTGCCTTGTCGTCCGAAGAGTCGGCGGCGTCTCTGTTTGAAAACGGCATGGTGTCACAGGTGGCCCTTTCATACCCGAACAAGATGGGTAAGGACGCCCAGGATATTCTAAGACAACATCTTCGCGAAAAGTATTCAGGCGCACAGAATCACAATAACCCGCTTATACTCACCGAAGGCGGAACGGTCCAACACGTAAGCATGAATCCGCAGGATGTTCAGCTTTTAGACTCTCGGAAGTTTTCGGTGATCGACATTGCCAGGTTCTTTGGTGTTCCACCTGCCATGATAGGCGAGTCTGAAAAAACAAGCTCCTGGGGGTCCGGCGTCGAACAAATGGCAAGATGGTTTACAGTGTTCACGATGAACGAACACTTTGTGTCGTTCGAACAGGAGCTTGAGAGAAAGCTTTTTCGTGGGTCTGGCTACATGGCTTCTTTTGACGAAAGCCTTTTGATCCGTGGTGATATGAAGACACAGGCCGAATATTATAAATCTGCTCTTGGCGGAACTCAGGGTCCTGGATGGCTCACACCGAACGAGGTCAGAATCAAAACCGGCGAAACATTGTCGAAAGATGAGAACGCGAACAAATTATATGTGCCGAAGGAAAAGGAGGCAATAAAAAATGAGCAAACTACTGGAACTGTACAGCCGTAATCTTTTGATAAAAAACAGTATAGCCAGGGCATCCACTACCGATCTTGACGAAAACGGAGTGGCAACGTTTTATTTGTATGACGCCATTGACGATTGGTATGGTGTCTCTGCAAAAGAGGTTGCAAACTTCATTCTCGATATGGAAAACAAAGCCACGAGTATCAAGCTCCGCATGAATTCGCCTGGTGGTGACGTTTTTGAGGCCCGAACAATGGCTTCTATCGTTAAGGGGTGCAAGATACCAGTCGACGCCGTTATTGATGGTCTTTGCGCGTCCGCTGCAACGTATGTTGCCACATCATGCAGGTCTGTATCGATGCACAAAGGATCTTTTTTCATGGTGCATAAGGCATGGGCGAGGGTGGCCGGAAATTCGGATGAGCTTGTTGCAATGGCAAGCTTGTTGAACAAGGTTGATGATTCCATCGTGGAAAGTTTTGTGGAAAAGACTAAAAACGGTGCTGACGATCTTAAGGCTATGCTTGCGGCTGAAACGTGGATGAACCACGCCGAAGCCCTTGAACATGGGTTTATTGACAGCATTATTGATGTCGACACACAAAAAAATAACCTGTGGGATTTGAGTGTATACGACAAAACACCGGAACAATTAAAAAAAAGTGTTGAAACTGTCGAAAACACGCTGTATAAAAGAGAAAGATACGACATGATGGCGCGACTATTTAAAAAATAGTCCTTTTTTTATTGCCTAAAAAATTACACTGTGTAATCATATGTGTAACTAAAAAAGGAGATACGAATGAGTATTCAGGATTATAGAGAAGAGCGGGACGTGAAGGCGAGGGAATACCGAAAAATCCTCGACCTCAATAAAGGGAAACTGACCGAGGATGAAGTCAAGAAGCTTGACGCCTTGGAATCTGATATTTCTGGCCTTGAATCACGGATCGAGCGTGAAGAAAAAGCTATGGCAATGGCCGCTGAAAAAATCGCCATGGATGCCATTGACCAGATTGAAAAGGGTAAAAAAAGCGACGAAACAAGAACACCCAAGGCCATGCTTAACAAGTGGGCGAGGGGTGGGGACAACGCCCTTAATGCCGAAGATTGGGCATACATCCGCAACACGATGTCCACAACCACAAGTTCAGAGGGTGGTTACACCGTGGAAACAGAAGTTGCAAGTTCAGTCATGGAAGCCTTGAAGGCATATGGTGGAATGAGAGCGGCTTGTTTCGTCCTTAACACCGCACAGGGCAACCCCATGAACTGGCCCACATCAGACGGAACAAGCGAAGAAGGTGAGCTTGTTGCTGAAAACACAGCTGCCACCGATGCTGATATCGCTTTCGGCGTCAAAAGCTTGCCCGTTTACAAGTACTCTTCCAAGGTCGTCACGGTGCCCATTGAGTTGCTACAGGACACCACGATTGACATGGAAAGCTTTGTAAATCAGCGGATTGTTACACGCCTTGGCAGAATCACAAACGGTCACTTCACAACCGGTACGGGGTCAGGACAGCCTAACGGCATCGTTCCGAGCGTGACAGTGGGCAAAACCGGTGCCGCTGGACAGGTCGCAACCATCATTTATGATGACCTTGTAGATATTGAACACTCTATCGATCCGGCTTACCGTCTTTCTCAAAAATGCGGATTCATGTTCAATGACGCTGTTCTCAAGGTACTGAAAAAACTCAAGGACACGCAGAATAGACCGCTGTGGCTTCCTGAAATCGGTGGGTCCGCACCCGCTCAGATTCTTGGATACAAGTACACGATCAATCAACACATGGCAGTTCCCGCAGCTTCGGCAAAAAGCCTTCTCTTCGGAGACTTCGACAAATACGTTATCCGTGACGTGATGGCGATCACTTATCACCGCTTCACAGATTCGGCCTACGCCAAAAAAGGCCAGGTTGGTTTCCTCGCGTTCATGCGATCTGGTGGAAACTACATGGACGTGGGCGGCGCGGTCAAATGCTTCCAGAATCCCGCAACCTAATAAGTCGCGGGTGATTGTCTTAAAGATCCCGGAGAAATGCCGGGGTTTTTAAGAAGCCATGCAGGTCCATCGCAACCATGCGACGTTTGCCTGTGTGGCTTCTTAAAAACTAAGAACAGGAGAACATTTTATGAAAATCAAATGTGTTGAGTCTTTCGGGGTTTCTCTTGATGGTGGGTCCACTGTGACAACGTTCGAACCGGGTGAACATGACGTACCCGACATCGTTGGACAGATGGCTATGAAACATTACAAAGCCGAAGAGATCAAGCCTGAAAAGCCTAAAAAAAACAAGGACACTGAATAACATGGTCAAGGTCATCACCCCTCCTATAACTGAGCCCGTCACTATAGATGAGCTTAAGGCTCAAGTCGTTATCGGGCACACAGCGGACGACGCTTTGCTTAGTCTGTATCTGTCGGCTGTCAGAGGGCACGGGGAGTTTTTGACCGGTAGGAGTTGGGCGCCTCAGACGCTTGAGGTTGTCCTTGATTCGTTTCCTATCTCTGGTGGAAGAATCGACCTGCCACATGGTCCGGTCACATCGGTTTCGTCAGTGACATATATCGACACAGCCGGGGTTGAAACTGTCCTTGATGTCTACGGGTACGATACCGCTCTTGATGGGCTTGTCGGGTATATTTGCCCGGTGTATGCGTCTACATGGCCCGAAACACAGAATAAGCCCGAATCGGTTCGGGTCCGGTACGTTGCCGGGTGGAGTATTTTACCGTCTCCGCTTAAACAGTGGATTATGGTCAAGGTTGCGTCTTTTTACGCCCAAAGGGAAAGCCATATTGTGGGTTTTTCGGTTGGGCAGAAAGTGGCCTCAATGCCAAGGGATTTTGTTGACGCGATCCTCGACGCCTTTTCAATTCCGAAGGGGGCTTAATGCTTGCGGCTGGTGAGCTTAGACACACAATCACGATCCAGGGCAAGACGCTTTCACCTGTCAATGAATATGGCGAACAAGCCCCGGTATGGTCTGACTTTGCCACAGGTATCAGATGCAAGAAAGTTCAGATGTCTGGCAAAGAAATTATCATTGCAGGAGCCGAAAAAAGCTCACTCCAAACACGTTTTTTTATCCGGGCAATCCCTGGTATTGACGACTCGATGAGGGTCATCGATTCAGATGGCGGAGTCAATGAGATAATTTCTATTATAGATTCTGGCGGACTCGGACGGGAACTTGAGATTTTAACCAAGGCATGGGTTGACGAGGCGTAACGATGGCTTTAACGGGTGATATCAGTTCAGTGATTGGTGGAATAGTCGGTGGCCGGTGTTATCCGGTTGTCAATTCAAGCCCCACTGTTGAATACCCATATATCACCTTCCAGGTTATC